GTCATCCGATAAATATCTATAACAGTTTTTAAAGGAGCCAACATGGCACTAGTATCACCCGGAGTCCAAGTCACAGTAATTGACGAAAGTCAATATCTTCCAGCAGCCACAAATTCAGTACCTTACTTTCTGATTGCCACAGCACAGAACAAAGTATCTGGTTCAGGAGTAGGAATAGCAGCAGGAACCCTAGCAGTCAACGCCAATCGTGTGTATTTGATCACCAGTCAACGTGATCTCTCTGCTACCTTTGGTAATCCATTCTTCTACAAAACCACAGCAGGCACACCCATCAATGGTTACGAACTCAACGAATACGGCTTGTTGGCTGCGTTTTCCGCACTGGGTGTGACCAATCGTGCGTATGTCCAACGTGTGGACATTGATCTTACTGAACTCACTGCCACCTTGGTTCGTCCTACTGGGGAACCGGACAATGGCACATATTGGTTAAACACTGCTGTCACACAGTGGGGTATCTTTGAATGGAATCAGACCACAGGTGCATTCACCAGCATAACACCCAGTGTGATCACTAGCATTACCGAGCTTAGTTTTGGTGTACCACTGCAAGACTACGGCGCGATCGGTGATTACACCGTGGTAGCCACCAACACAGCCAATCCAGTGTATTACAAGAATGGCGCAGTGGTAGCTGCAACAGGCAATTCGGCCACTCTCAGCGGTTTGTATAACACCTGGGTGTTGGTAGGAAGTGATGATTGGAAATTGAGCTGGCCTGCTGTGCAAGGTGCCAATGCTGTGACCGCAACACTCTCCGCAGGTAACACCATTGTGATCAATGGTACCAGCGTGGCAGTGCCTGCTTCGGCCAACAACACCATCCAAGGACTCAGTGCTGCCATCAACACTGCCAACATCACTGGTGTGTATTCTGCTGTGATTGACAACAAACTTTGCTTGTTTGCAGACAGCACTGCCACAGCTGATGGTTCCACAGCAGATGATGGTATTATCCGTATCAGTTCTGCAGGATCAACCGCAGGATTGCTCACAACATTAGGCCTCACCGCAGAAGAGACATATTATGCACCCGGACTGCAACAAAGTCCTAGTTATCAAAACCCACGTTGGAGAGCCACCGACACCACACCGCGTCCTACAGGCAGCGTGTGGAACAAGACCACTGCACAAAATCTTGGTACTGCCATGATCGTGGAAAAATACAGCACACCATTGGGTGTGTGGGTCGCACAGTCTGCCCTGGTATATGAAAATGACTGGAATGCCAATGCTGCCCTGGACGCCACAGGTGGCGGCAAGAACATTCCTGCCGGCACAACCTACACACAATACAATGTGAGTCCAGCGACCAGCAGTGTGGGCGCATATCCTTACAACAGCACCTACACATTGCAGGTGTTTGAACGCAGCCCGGCAGGTGCTACTATAGTGACTGGTAGCACCAGTACACCTAGTTTTACCAGTGGTGATCAGTTCACTATCACCACAAGCACAGCAAATTCTACCACATTGAGCTCAACAGTAACGGTCACAGTGAGTGGAACTGATGCGGCCGCATTTGTTACTGCTGTGAGTTCTGCAGGGTTGGCAAATGTGGTCGCCACTGTGAGCAGCACCGGCGCTATTGTGCTCACACAAAGCATCGGTGGCGTGATATTGTTACAAGACGTTGGTAGTGACACTGCGGTAAGCGATGCTGGCTTCTCCACCAGCACCACAGGTTGTCGTAATGTGTACGTTGATAATCAAGAAGAATATCTACAACTTAGTGGATGGATTCCACTGGTTTACACAGCCAGTGCCACAGCACCTGATCAAGATCCATTAGATGGCACATATTGGTACTATTCAACTACCAGTCAAGTGGACATCATGATCCAGGGCGGAACCGGATGGGTAGGCTATCAGAATGAAACCAACGACACACGTGGCTTTGATCTGTCGGATACCAATCCTACCGGACCAATTATTTCCACCACAGCGCCTACCACACAGACCGATGGTACTGTGCTGGTATATGGTGATATCTGGATCGACACCAGCGATCTTGAAATCTACCCGGTGATCAAGCGTTGGCAACAAGTTGATGGAGTGAATCAATGGGTGCTGATTGACAATACCGACCAACAGACTTCAAACGGTGTTTTATTCTCGGATGCTCGTTGGAGCACCACAGGCGCTGTGAATCCTATCACTGGAGATATACCCAGTATCACATCCTTGCTCACCAGCAATTACTTGGACGTTGATGCTCCTGACTACACCCTATATCCAACAGGTATGTTGCTGTTCAACACACGTCGTTCGGGATTCAACGTAAAGAGCTTCCAAGTTGATTACTTCAACGCTGCTGACTTCAGCTATGACACCTGGAGCAGCAGCACTACCTATGCCGTGGGCGATCAGGTATTGTACAATGCTGTGCTGTATGTGGCCATCCAGGCCGGTAGCAATCAAAACCCTGCCACACAGACTTCCTACTGGGATCTGTTAGAAACCAATTCTTGGGTCACTGCTTCTGGTAATAGGATAGATGGGTCACCAAACATGGGACGTTTTGCTCAACGTACTTTGATTGTTGCTGCACTAAAATCAGGAATTGATACCAGTGTGACCCTGCGTGAAGAACAAGCACAATTCAATCTCATAGCTTGCACTGCATATCCCGAACTGATCCCCAACATGATAGCACTCAGCAACGAACGCAATAATACTGCTTTCGTGATAGGAGATACTCCCATGCGTCTAGGACCAAATGGTAATGATCTCGTGGCCTGGGCCACCGACAATGGTGGAGACGGCGCCGGGACGGGACTGTTTGCAGGTGATGGACTCACAACCAGTTCGGCATATGCTGCTGTATTCTATCCTAGCTGCCAAACCACAGACCTGGGTGGCAGTGCTGTGGTCACAGCACCAAGTCACATGATGATTCGCACCATAATCCGCAGCGACGCAGTGAGCTATCCATGGCTGGCACCAGCTGGTACACGTCGTGGTGTGATTGACAATGCTGCTAGAATTGGTTATATCAATTCTGCCACAGGTGAATTCAACACCATTGGTAACAATCAAGGTCTGCGTGATGTTGAATACTTGAACAACATAAACCCAATCACATTTATTCCAGGTGTGGGTATCACAAACTTTGGCAACAAGACCATATATGGACAAGCATCTGCACTGGATCGTATCAATGTGGCACGCTTGGTTTCGTTCATGCGTGGTAGATTGGAAGAAATTGGCAAGCAGTACCTGTTTGAACCCAATGACCAGATCACTAGAAATGAAATCAGCAATGCTGTGAATGGCCTGTGTATCGATCTTGTGGCCAAGCGTGGTATCTATGACTTCTTGGTGGTGTGTGATGATTCAAACAACACGCCTGCCAGAATTGATGCCAACGAACTATGGGTTGATATAGCTATCGAACCGGTGAAGGCCGTGGAATTCATCTATATTCCGCTGCGTCTCCAGAACACAGGTTCTATTGCCAATGCAGGCAGCGCCACCGCAACCAGCATCTAACGGCATCGCTAGAACGGAAAAAGGGGTGGAAACACCCCTTTTCTTTTGGCCTCGATCGAGGTAAATAACTGCATAGGAGATTACAAATATGGCCGTTGCATCATTAACAAGAATGACAGTGCCCTTGGCAAGCGATCAAAGCGCGAGCAACCAAGGCTTGCTCATGCCCAAACTCAGCTATCGCTTCCGAGTGATATTTGAAAATTTCGGGGTGAGCACACCCCGAACAGAACTTACCAAACAGGTGATGACTTTCAAACGTCCTACCGCAAGTTTTGCTGAGATTCCCATTCCAATCTACAATAGCACTCTTTATCTAGCAGGAAAATACACCTGGACTGAGGTCTCATGCGAATTGCGTGATGACGCATCAGGTGCTGTGAGTCGACTGGTTGGTGAACAACTACAGAAACAGATGGACTTCTTGGAAATGGCGTCGGCTGCGTCCGGTATTGACTACAAGTTCACCACAAGATTTGAAGTGTTGGATGGTGGCAATGGAGCCGCAGAGCCCACTGTGCTGGAAACTTGGGAACTGTATGGTTGCTATCTCAAGAGTGCTGATTACGGATCGGCTTCTTATGCTACCGGTGAACCGCTCAAGATCACTCTGAGCATACGTTATGACAATGCCAATCAAACACCAAATGGTGCTGGTGTTGGTAGTACCATTGCTAGAACAGTCAACGACGTGATCACAGGATAATTTGGCATGGCTTGGGGCCAGGAATTTGAGAAAGAGTTTTTTGGTGGGCAAGGTCTCAAAGACTATGCCCATGCTGCCAAGACTTTTCTTCCCAACGGATATGGACTTGCTCCTCGCAACAAGTTCTTATTCCATTCGTATTTCAACATCAATACTGAACAGGTTCCGTTTTTGGCAAATGCTTTTGCTGATCTTGACATGATGCAAATTGGTCTCATGGTCAAGACCGTACAGTTGCCCAAATTTACTTTGGAAACGGAAACACTGAATCAGTACAATCGCAAACGTGTGATCCAGAAGAAGATCAATTATGGTCCACTAAACATGACCTTTCATGACGACAGTGAAAATGTTGTGCGTAACATGTGGTACAACTATTATGCCTACTACTACAAAGATCCGTCACAGACTTACCTGTCGCCTAGGGCTACCAATGGCAGCATGGGGCAATTGCAATCTCAAGCAGGATTTGCTTACAATGCTAGAGATATCTATGCCAACGATCGACCGGTAAATGACTGGGGATATGTAGGTGAGACATACAGTGACAGCGGTAATTCACCGTCGGGTAAACCGGCATTTTTCCGTGATATCACGGTGTATGGGCTGAGTCAGCACAAGTGGGTGAGCTATGTACTAGTGAATCCATTGATCAAGAGTTGGGACCATGACGTCTATAGTTATAACGAAGGTGCAGGCACCATGCAGAATTCAATGACCATAGAATACGAAACTGTGAAATATTATGAAGGAGCCATAGGTGGTGTGAGACCCGACACTAATGTGACTGGGTTTGCTGCACCTTCCTACTATGATAATGTACGCTCCAGCTTGGCAAGACCGGGCAGCACACAGACTGTGCTGGGGCAAGGCGGCCTGCTGGACGCCGGTATTGGTATCGTGGAAGATCTACAGGCTGGTACACTGACCGGTGTGATCGGCGCTGTGCAGAAAGCCGGAACTGTGAATCAGACCTGGAAGGGTAAAGATTTCAGAGCATCAGTCAATGAAGAAGCCAATGCTGCACTCAAGTCCACTCTTAGAAATAACCTTGCAGGAGCAGTTCGCAGCAATGGTGGATTAAATGTGGTATTCAACCGAGCCATCGGCAGAGTAAATCCCACCAACACCACACAAGGACAATAATATGGGCGGCACAGTCAACGCACTCAACACCAATGTGGATCTCACAGTCAGGATTTTTGACACATTCTACGGCTATGAAACATTTGTGAATGCAGAAGAATATGATGTGGTTTACAGTTACATGAGATCAGTGTTTACCACTGATCAAGCAGCCGGCAATTTCACAGTGAGTTTGTTTAGGATAGCCGAAGAGACAGGCACACCGGTGTTGGATATACTTCAGAGCATCGAGGGAGAAGATGCTATCATGATCACACAGGTACTGTCTTACTATCTCAACAACATGAGAAGCGGCAGCACATTGTTGGGATATGGAGTCACAGTTACCCCCAATTACTACACCGCAAGGAATGTGTTGGCATGAGTCGCTGGGCCAATGGTGAGTATACCATCACCAATCCAGACAAGTATGTGGGCAAAAACAAACCCAGATATCGATCCGGGTGGGAACATTCATTCATGCGTTTTTGCGACAACAACGATGCAGTGCTGCAATGGGCCAGCGAAAGCATAGCCATACCTTATCGTAATCCCATCACTGGCAAACCCTCCATGTATGTGCCGGACTTTTTTATCACGTATCGCACCCGAGGCAATATACAGCGTGCCGAAATGATTGAGATCAAACCCAAAAAACAAAGCATAATTGAAAGCAAGATGAACAGCCGAGACCGTGCTGTGGTTGC